GCCGAAGGGCAGATCAGCGGTCGCGCCGAAATGCGCTTTGCAGGCATCGAGCGTCTTCTCGCAAGTGGCCAAGCCGCCGGTGTAGCCGCACTCCGCCGACTTGTAGACCCATTGGCAGATGTTCGCGATGCACTGCCGCTTAGGCGCTCTCACTCCGGCCAGATCGAACGATGCCGCGAGCTCGAACTCCACCACGTCGCGCGTCTCGGCGACCTTTCGATCCACGTAGTAGATCTCGCGCGGGAACTCCGCGGTCGGGTCTGGCGTGCCGTAGGGGTTGGTGCCGCCGGGAAAGTTGCCGCCGTCGATGTAGCGGGCCAGCGTGCGGATGCGCGTCAGCTTTGCGCCCTCGAGCCCATCAGGCAGGCTGAGCAGCAGCGCCGTGATGGTGCCGAGGATGTTGCTCACCCGCACCTTCGGCCGTGGCAGCTGGCCGTTGCCGCTGTATTCGAAGCCCTCGCCCTCGATCGGGAAGCGCAGGTAGTTCTGGCCGTTCCAAACCACCTCACCGTTGGCGTTCAGGCTGGTGCCAGCGTGGAAGCGGTAGATCTCGGTCGTGCCGTGCTGCAGCGTGTTCAGCTCCAGCTCGAACAGCTCGATGACGGCACTGGGCGCGATCGCCTGAAGGTCGGAAAAAGGGACAGCCATCAGGGCTCAAACACCTCGCGGAACTTGGCGCGCAACTGGTTGTTGTTGCAGTTGCTCAGCGTGATCTGCCAGCTGTCGCAAACGTATTTGCCAGCCGTGCCGCGGGGTGGCGTCCAGTCGAAGCTCTCCACACCACCGCGTGCATCGAGGAACGCTGCGATCTGATCGCGCTCGGCGTCGGCGCGGTTGGAGAAGGTCAGGTCCCACTCCTTCGGGTTGGTGTTCAGGCCGAAGCGGATCCTGGCCTCATAGCCGTCGCCGGCCTTGAAACGGTTGACGCGCGGCTGGCTCGACTCGGTGGCCTCGAAGCTGGGGGTGAAGGTGAAGGTCGCCATGATCAAGCCGCCAACAGTCCGCCGGGCCGCTTCTGACGGACCAGCTCATTCTGCACCGCCTGCGAGATCGCGCGGCCCAGCTGCTCGCCCTGGCCGCTGTTGCCCTGCACCTGGCTGCCGGTTGCATCGACTGACACGTTCACCACGGTGCTGCCGCCACCGCCGCCCTGCATCGCCACCGGGATGCGCCGGCCATCGGGCAGGGGCACATAGGCCTCGGGCTGGGATCCTTCCCCGTAAAGCGCCAGTTGCGGACTGCGGGCGATGCCGCCGTTGGCGTACTTCTTCAGCGGCACCGGGCCGTCGCCGGTCATGATGCCGCCGCTGGCAAACGAGAAGCCAGGGAAGATGCCGCCCAGCGCCTTCACGATCGGCTGAATGATCGCCGCCCGCAACGCGATGCGTGCCAAGTCGGTGAGGATAGACCGCGCCAGATCCTTGAAGTTGGCTTTGCCGGTGGTGACAAACTCCGTCAGCCGATCCTCCAGCCCTTGCAGGCCGCTAACCACTGCCTCGCCAATGGCGCCACCCAGATCCTTGACGCTGTTGTAGTAGTCCTGCAAGCGGTCGCGGATGCCCGCGCCGATCGACTCGCTGTCAGCCTTCTGCTTGGCGGTGGCAGCATCGAGCGCACCAGCACGCTCGCGCAGCAGGCGCACATGCTCAGCCAGTGCCGGATTGGTCTGGGCGAGGATGTCCAGCTGCAGCAGGTTCACGTCGGCGTTCAGCTTCTCCAGCGCGGTCAGTTCAGTCTTGCCGCGGGTCACCTCTGCAATCTTGGCGTCGTACTCAGCCACGCTGGGCAGCAAGTCCTTCAGCCCTTGCAGGTAGTTCTGATCTGCCAGCGCCACGTTGGCAGCGGAAAGGCGGTCGATCAGATCCGCAAACGGTTTCACGTCCAGCTGGCCACCCGCTTCGTTGATTTCGCGCGCCAGCTCCACCACGCTCAGCGTGAGCTGCTTTACCTTCCGGTCGTTTTCGGTGATCGCCTCGTTTCGATCTAAGAACAGCTGGTCGGTGGGCGATGCACCGACGCCTGCATAGGCTGCTGCAACATCCGCCACGCTGTCCTGCAGCTGCTGCTGCAGATCGACAGCTTTGCGGGTCAACGCCTCCCGCCGCTCGAGCAGGCGCTCCTGCTCGTCTGCTTGGCGCCTGGCTTCTGCTGCAGCACGCCGCGAACTGGCCGCCGCTTCCCGGTCTGCGTCGCCAGTGTCCAGTGCCATGTTGCGGCCACCAGTTCGGCGACCGGTGCCGGGAGAAGGGGAATTGGTCCAAATCTTCTGGATCTGTGCAAAGTCGCGGCGTGCCTGCTCCAGCAGTCCGCCAATCCGGTTCTGGATCACCCCATAGGCGCCCTCAAAATCACCTTGCAGCGCCTTCCCGACGGCATCAAAGAAGGCCACCAGGTTCTTGATGGCCACGTCTACCAGCTTGATGGTGGCGTAGATCACCGTCGCCACTGAGCGCAGGCCGAACTTGATCACCTCAAACAGCGCCGTCCAGTCCTGCTGGGTGTCGAACAGATCGCTGAACACCTCAAGGATTGACTGCAGCGCCGGCAGCAGCGCGTCGGTCAGCTCCAGCCCGAAGCCCTGCGTCTTGATGCCCAGCTCGGTGATCGTGTCGTTGAACAGATCTGAGCGCGCTGCAAAGTCCTCGCCCACCTTGTAGGTGAACTTTTCCATGCTGGCCGCGCCTTCGTTCAGCAGCGGGATCAGATCCGCGCCGGACTTGCCGAATAGCGCAACCGCCGCGGCGGCCTTCTGCGCACCGTCCGGCATGTCGGCAAAGCGATCAGCAATCTGCTTCAGCGCCTTGTCGGCTGGCACCACTTGGCCGTTGGCGTCTTTGATGTTCACGCCGAGCCGCTTGAAATTGCTGGCCAGCGCCTCGTTGCCCTCAGCTGCCTTGACCAAGTTCACGTTCAGCTTGTTCAGACCCTTGCCCAGCGTGGCCATGTCCACGTCGGCCAGCTTGGCAGCATTGCCAATGCCGATCAGCGCATTGGCTGCCACGCCGGTCTTGGCCTGGAGGTTGAACAGCTCATCGCCTGCGTCGATCGACCTTTTCACGATCGCCGTCAGCCCGCCCACGATGGCGCTGCCGGCAATCGCAGCACCGAAGCCCGCCACAGCGCCCTTCAGGCTGTTGAAGCCCATCGCGGCGTTCTTGGCCTGCCCCTGCAGCCCCTGCATGGAGTTGCCCAGCCGGCGGATGTTGTTCTCGCCCTGAACGTCCGCCTTGATGCGGAGCAGCGCATCCATGTTCATCGCCATGTCAGCTGCTCCGGCTGTTAATCGTGACCATCGCCGCCGCTTCCATCACCTGCAGGTCCTCCAGGAGCGTGCGTTGGTCTTTCACTTCGTACATCATAAAGAGCCACGCCACTGCTCCATAGTCGAGCCCCAGCACGCCGTTCATCGTCGTGCGCCATTGCGTCTGGGCTCGTAGGAACATCTCGACCACCGGCCAGTTCTCCTCCCACACCTCAAAGTCCGCTGAGGGTTGCTCCGGCAGCGCAAGGCCAAAGGCTGCCGCGTCGTCTTGCGTGTTGTCCACCACGCCGCCGCCGGCCCAATGTTCGGCGGCCTCGGTCAGTTTTTTCTCTTGGCTCCCTTGATGCTGTCCATGTAGGCCTTCAGCACCGCTACCGCGAGGAAGGGTACCTCCAGCAGTTGCTGCAGCGCCTTCTGGCTGAAGGGGATCTCCTTGCCATCGTCGCCGGTCACGCCGGACCAGCCGACCAGCAGCTCGGCCGCCATCTCGGTGATGCGCTCCAGGTCGCCCAGATCCTCCAGCTTTTGCAGCTCGGCCACCATCGGGCCGATCTTGCTCTGCGGATGGCGCTTGAACTCACCGTCGAATGTTTGCCGTTCATGCCGGCCACCATCAACGGGAACGTCGAAAGTGACCGGCCAGACGTAGGTGTCGGACTGCTTGAGAACAAACGCCATGCAGGGGGCTCCTATTGGAAGGTGAGGGTTAGCTCGTCGTTACCAGCGCTGGAGGGGATTGCCACATAGGGCAGGTTCAGCATCTGGATGCCGTCCTGGTCAGAATAGGACGGGTTGCCGATGTCAACCGTAGGCGCCAGCAGGGTAACAATGTTTCCGGCGGTGGTGCCATGTTGGAAGCTCACCAGCCCGGTGGTGTCATCGTTGGCGATCGTGAAGTAATCCTTCTCCGCGATGGTCGGCGCCTCGATCACAGCCGTGCCGCTGGGCGCGCGGTTGGTGATGCTCACGGTCTTGGTGCAGCCAACCAGCTCCCGATAGATCACCTCGTTGGCGATGTCGAAGCTGAGCGACTGGACGCAAGCAGAGGCATAGCCGAGGATCGACACGCCCAGCGTGTTGCCCGCCTTGAAGATCACCGGCGTCGCCTGGTCGGCGTAGGTGACGGCCGGCGCAGCGGTGTCGGTCGGGGCGTTGTAGATGCCGGTCATTGTGAAGCTAATCACCGGGATCTGCCCCACTTCGCAGTTCAGGTTGAAAGTGCCGCGGCAGCCGGTGGCCTTGTGCAGCACGCCCGAGTTGTTGAAGTAAATCGTGCAGCTCTCAAAGCTCTCGCTCACAGGCTTGTAGCCCACGTTTGCCGAGATGCTGTAGGCGCTGCTGGCGCCCGGCGTGAAGGCGGTCGTGGTCTTCCGAACCGTCGCCACCTTGGTGGTGCCGTTGTAGGCGGTGATGATGCCCTTGTCGCCGCTGCCGGTGCCGCTGGTGATCGAGATCACCATGCCGTTGTAGATGTTGTTGGTTGCGCTTGCACCAGCTGCCAGCGTGATCGAGCCAGCGGCGCCAGCTTGAGCGCTGCCGGTCACAGCTGCAGCGGTGGTGGTGGCAGCCAGGCCGCAGGAGCGCAGCAATGCGTCCAGCTTGCTGGCGGTGCCAGCAGAGCCGGAGCCGGCCAGCTCAGCCTCAAAGGTGATGCTGACGCGGGTGTTGGAAAGCAGCTGCGTTGAGTTGCCCAGATAGGGACGGATCAGATCGCGGCTGACGGTTTCGGCCTCGATCGGAGTGATCTCAAGGTTGCGCACCAGAACCGCTTCACTGCCGGTTGGCGTGGGATCGGTTCCATAGGTGCCTTCAATCTCAGCCAGGATCAGGCGTTTGCGGCTCAGGAGCGGCATGGCTCAATACCTCTTCTTGGGGTTCGGAGGGAGTAGCCGGCGCCGTCCGCTCGATGAGCTTCCGTTTGCCGGTTTTCGGGTTCAGCAGGTAGGAACCGCCTTTGCCCGCGTGTTCATCCACCATGGTAGCCATCACGCTGTTGCCAGATTAGTCACGCTGGTGCGGTAGCGGATCAGATAGTCGCAGCTGATCACACCCGCGGGCTGATCAGCCTCGACCATTTCAAAGCTCACCGACTGCGGCTGTATGTCGATGGCATAGCCGCCCAGCGTCAGGTCTGCCATCAACTTGCTGTGCAGGCTCTCCACGATTGGGTCGGCCAACTGGTCCGGGATGGTGCCGCGCACGATCACCGACACCCGCACCGTCAGGCTCCAGTCCAGCGTCGGCAGGCTGGTGTTCTGCTCAGCCGTATCATTTACCGGCTCGATCACGATCGCCGGGCTTTCGGCCCGTGCCATCGGCTCCACGCGGCTGCGATAGATCCGCGTGCCAACGCCGGTGGTGTCAGTGAGCGCCGTGCGGACAGCGGCCAGGATGGTTTCGCGCTTGGTAGTCATGGTTTAGGCCGAGGCGACTTGAACAACGGTGCAGACGATCCCTGGAATGCTGGGGTGTGCCGGACTGGTTTCTGCATCCTCGGCGTGGATGTATGCCTGCACGTTGCTGGTCATCCACATCAGCTCTAGGTAATCGCTTGCGACAAGTGGCAGCACGAAGTTCACCGTGCCAATCACGTTGCCATCAACGTTGCCATGCCTTGCAATGATGCTGAACCGGCTATCGGTTG